TTATTTTACGTTTGGAGCCACCATATTTTCAGGGCGAACCACCTGATCGAACTGTTCTGCAGTTACCAATCCGAGTTCTACTGCGACCTGTTTTAAGGTTTTACCTTCTTTATAGGCAGTCTTGGCCACTTTAGCTGCATTCTCATAACCAATCACTGGATTTAATGCAGTGACCAGCATTAATGAATCATGCAGGAAGTGCTCAATCTTGTCACGGTTAGGTTCGATTCCGACTGCACAGTTATCGTTAAAGCTGTTACATGCATCGCCAAGCAGTTGGATAGACTGCAACAGGTTATAAGCAATCACTGGCATAAAGACATTTAGCTCAAAATTCCCTGATGCACCGGCCACATTAATCGTCGTGTCATTTCCTAGAACTTGGGCAACGACCATGGTCATGGCTTCACTTTGAGTCGGATTCACCTTACCCGGCATAATACTTGAACCAGGTTCATTTTCAGGAATACGTAATTCACCAAAACCACAACGTGGTCCACTTGCCAACCAGCGAATATCGTTGGCGATTTTATTCAGGCTAACGGCTAAGGTCTTTAAAGCACCAGAAGCAAATACTGCTGCATCACGGCCGGCCAAAGCTTCAAATTTATTAGGAGCGGTGACAAAAGGTAAACCTGTTAATTCCGCTAGAGTATCCGCGGCTTTAACGGCGTAATCTGGATGGGCATTGAGGCCTGTACCGACGGCGGTTCCACCCAGTGGCAATTCATATAACCCTTGCAAAGCCTGATACAGACGAATCAAGGCATGATCCAGTTGAGAGACATATCCACTGAATTCCTGACCTAAAGTTAAAGGTGTGGCATCCTGAAGATGGGTACGACCAATTTTTACAATCTCGGCAAATTCCTGAGATTTAGCATGCAAGGTATCACGTAAACGTGTCACTGCCGGTATTAACAGTTCATTGATCTGTAAGCTAGCTGCCACATGAATCGCGGTCGGAAAAGAATCATTGGTCGATTGAGCGCGGTTGACATGGTCATTTGGATGCACAGGCTTTTGTGCGCCTAAAGGATTGCCCAGTTTCTGGTTAGCAATATTGGCAATCACTTCATTACAGTTCATGTTACTTTGCGTGCCTGAACCAGTTTGCCATACGACTAGCGGGAACTGGCTATCCCATTGACCGCTAATCACTTCATCCGCAGCACCGATGATATAGGTCGATAACTCATGAGGAATCTGGTTTAACTCGGCATTGGTGATTGCAGCTGCTTTCTTGACCAAGCCCATGGCACGAATCATGGCGCGTGGCAGATGCTCATTGCCAATCTTGAAGTTTTGTAGACTACGCTGAGTTTGTGCACCCCAAAGTGCTTCACTCGGTACAGCGACTTCTCCCATCGTGTCATGTTCAATACGTGTTTGCATGCTCAACCTCAATTGTTATTCCATGTTTTACTCATTTAGACAGCAGCTTCAATGCTGTACTCCATTCATTCATCTTAATGAGTTTGATTAATTTTGCAAATGATAATTATTATCAATAATTAGCTTATAGGATTCTAAATCACTGCCCTCTTAACGTATTCTGATAGAATAGCCATTCATCCTCTAACATTTTCCTCAAGGTATAGCGTGGTTGCCAATGTAACAACTGTTGGGCCTTATCTGTATTAGCGCCCAGCTGATCCATTTCGGCATGTGGATATGGCAAAGCATCTACTGTAGGAACAGCGGATTGAGTGACTTCTGCAACCTGATCCAGCAAAGTCTGCATTGAGATTAGCTCTCCAGCAATATTAAAGGCTTCGCAAGTCCATTGTTGCTGCTGCGAGAGCCAATGTAGTGACTTGAATACTGCATCACAAACATCCATTACATGTAGAAAGCTGCGTTCTACCGTATAGTCTTCAGTCTTGGCCTGACGGCGCAATTCCAGATATTCACGCTGCTTCGCACCTACCTGCATGGCCAGAGGCACAATATTCTTTGGTAAAGGTGGCACCCATTCACCTAAAATGCCATTTTCAAAAGCACCCGCGACATTAGAAAGACGTAACATCGCAATACGCCATTCATTATCCGTCTTGGCAGTATCCCGAATGATTTCTTCCACCATCTGCTGTGATTTAATATAAGGGTTTGGATAAGTGTAATTGAAAGCCTGATCTTCTTTTAAATCCGTTCCGGAATGGCCATATACAGCCAATGAAGATAAATGTACCAGATTTCGCACTCCGGTACGCTGCATGGCACGCATCAGACTCATGATACAGCTGACATTATCATTATAATATTCAAGTGGTTTTAAAACTGATTCTTCTAATGATTTAAAGCTGGCAGTATGAATGACAGCCTGTACTGAATTCTGTTCAAAAACTTTATTTAATGCTGGAGTGTTACGGATATCAATTTTGACAAAAGGCACATAGCGGCCGGAAATAAATTCAAGGCGTTCTAAGGTCTGTAGACTGGCATTGGCCAGATTATCGACCACAATGACCTCTAGTCCTTGTGCCATCAGACTTAAAGCAATATGTGAGCCTAAAAAGCCTAAACCACCCGTCACTAAAATCATTGTTTATTAACTCCGCTTTAGAATCAGTATCTTAAATTGATATGGTGTTTATTTGGTGCTTTCTCCGACTTATCCACAGGATCAAAAACGCAAAAACCGACCCAAAATTTCTTCTGAGCCGGCTAATCTGCTCAATAAGTATATTTTATTTTACAGGTCGAACAAAAGTTGATTGTTATGTAATGTATGGAATTCATGACAATGAATTAAGCCTCATTTTGAGGGTTTTTATTAAATTATAATCTTCAGTTATAAAACTGAAAGGTAAGAGTATGAGCTACAACTATCCTCACTATATAAAGAAGAATGGAAGATATTTGGCCTACCGAATCCAGACTGATGAGTATGATTTCTTAGAAGTGTCAGACGTTGATGCGATGTATTCTGCTGGCTGGTATTGGGATAAGGATTTTGAGAAAGCTAAGCAGTTCTACAGTAAGTATGAAGCGGAGAAGTTTTTGAGGGATAAACGTGGAGAATTTTGGGAAGGCGTGGAGATAACAAGACAATGAGAGCATGGACCTACTTTTATATAGTGCACACGATTCAGAAAGGAAGTGTTTTTAAGAAGGAGCCTGGGTGGGCAGTAAATAAGTAAATGTAGCTAAAGCCCTCACTTAAAGAGCCTTCACACATATCCCCACATTCACATTCGTCGTAATTGAATGAGCTGTGCAACCAATAGTTATTTATTAAAGTAAAAAAAAGCCCTCACTTAGAGGGCTTACTATTTTTTTTCTTTAGTAATAGAAGATTATTCTGTTACAAAAGCAAGGCTAAGACTCTACTTTTTCTTCAGCTGTCTCCGCAGCTTTTTCTAATTTAAGGCGCACGGCCTTAAAATCTTCGTTTAACTCGTCAGCTGATTGATTCATTCTTTGTTGCAATTCATCTAGTTCATCCCATTTTTCTAGATCTTCTGGGTACCCTCTATCATTAAATTTCACCTTAGAGGATATATCGTATGCCTCTATGCTAAGCTGTAGCCCTTCTTGAAGTTTATCTTTTATAGCGCTAATTTCTGAACTTTTATATTCGAATTCATTAAGCTTATTATAATAAAGTTCAGTAGTTGTTTTGCCATACGCTAAGGCACTACTAAGAGAGCTACCTTCGTTAATACGTCTACCCATATCTTCTTTAAGATTGACCAACTCAGGGGCATTAATAATGCTATCAAGATATATAAAATCATGTTTTATATCGGCCAAATTATCTGTACTTAATACTTTCCGAGATACGGTAGCATCTGAGGTATTCTCGACCTGATCTTCCGAGCTAGCTTCAAATTGCCTTTTCTCGCATGCACTCAAAAGTATTCCACTGGTAAGAATTACGATAATATAGAAAAGTTTCATGTTTAATCATCAAAGGAATTAATTATATATTACCGAGACATAGGTAAATAGTTTTTTAATTAAACCATGCATCTTTTTTATTAACGTAACGGAATAAAAAATCACTTTATCTAAGATTTACTTTTATGCTACTACAAATAAATATTAACTTTTACATCTTTTACTTTGATTGGCTGTGCAGCCTGATAGAAGGAGGCACAGCAAAATGATTTTCACACCCATAGACGTAACTTTGTAAGATGCGATTTACGATCAGCCAAACCATTGGTGCCACCATTGATTCGACGTGTAATGGTTAGGTCGTCATCTTTGTCAGCTAAGGCACTCAAGCCGTTATCAAACCAAAACTTGCAAGCAACCATTAGGCCGATGCTCGGAATGGCCACAATTTCAGGATTGTTCTCAAAGTCAATGCCAAGCTGCTGCCCATACTTGCGATAGTTGGTACGGCCAGTTAATTGAATTGGCCCACGACCTTTATATCGCTTCCCATCTCCTGCTTGCGTATTACCTAAATCCTTTCGACCTTCATAAGCTGCACCTGATGCGATTTCCTCCATGTATCGAAAGTTGCCCGACTCATGTGCAAGTTGTGCAAGGAAGTGAATAAAGCGAAGCGAGTTATCCAGGATGCCATAGGTCCGCATGTGAATATTAGCAGCCAGACCAAGTTCTTCAGCACGCGCTTGACTGGCACCTAGTTTTTTAAATACTGCAGTCAAGGTGCCACGGCCAATAATGCCGTCATCGTGCACACCCACTGCTCTTTGGAGTTTTTTAATTTGAGTGGTGTTCATCATCTTTATCCGTATTAAAAAATTTAGGACGTGCACCACCCTTACCCCAGATGTAAAGCTGTCGGGTAAAGAGTGCGAATAAAATGCTTACCGTGGTGTAAAAAAGGGTTCCAGCTGGACTGGGCGAATACTCATCTTTAACAAAAAGTGCTGCCCCAAAAAGGATCGACAATACCAATAGAAAATCGATATGTTTTGGAAGTTGAATTTTTGGATGAAATGCCATGATGGCAAACGAAACTATAAATAACACCAAAGCCGTTTTACTTATGATTAGCAGCATCTTCACTCTCCTTTTTGACCAAACCAAGAACTCTTGATCGAGCCAAACTCAGCAATGCTTCAGCTGTACTCTTACCAGCAGCGCCCAGAATGAAACCAAATAGTTCTGGGTAGTTACCGCTAGCAAGAAATAAACTTGCCGGTTTAGCAAAGACCACACACAAAATGAATCCTGCGAAGAACCCTATCCAGCGATCCCGAGTTGGCTCCTTGCTTAATAGAAAGCCAAAAGTTGCGCCCAGCACACCTGTAAAAAGGATGTGTGAATGGTTCTTTATGCTTTCCAATACTTGACTAAGAAAGTCCATATACATCCCCTTTAGTCATACATACCCCTATTTTTTGGCAATAAAAAAGCACCCGGAGGTGCTGTTGTTTGGTTAAGTTTAGACTTCTATTTCTGAATACTCGCCAGTTGGTGCGGGCCTTAAAATCACCTGATTTGCAATGAAGACCCGTGCACCCAAGTTATAAGCTGTGCCTGATGTGCACAGCACTGGACCAGATCCACCATCGATCTGCACCCGGTATTCTGGGTGCTTCACCGAAGTGATGGTGCCGATGTATTCAGCATGGGTTGGATTAAGCAATTTTCGCAATTCAAATAAGGGATTCGTCACGACTGATACGCTCCACGGTAATAATTTCATTGACCTTTTCATGTGAAAAGCTGCCTGAAACTGAATCAATTACACCCCACCACTGGCCATTAAAAGCAATGGTTTTACCAGGTAGCATCTCACCTATTTCCTGACTGACCGGGATATCAGAGAATGTGTGCAGTTCCTGAATATTGGCTTTCACCAATACATTCTTCCCATAGCTGGCACCAGACACTACATTGAATAATGGTCCTGTGACCGTTTCCAGCGGAACATCACCAGAGGTACCACATTGCTGTACTTTCAGGCTTTCACCAGTACGGCTATTCACTACAGTAATGGCATTAAAGTCTGCAATGTATTCATCGTTCTGCTTAATGTTCTGCTGCATCACCAGGCTTTCAGACAATAGAATATCGTAATCATCCACGGTCATCGTATCCCAATAGCCTTTTTGGTACCGGGGTAAGGTAGTCAGGGTGTTGCCTGCTTTCTGGCTATAGATAAAGCCACCGCCTGAATCAACGACCTGTTTGATTGCATCGATTGGTGCCAGTTCTGCGTAGCTCAGGCTTTCAACCGGTACGATCCAGCCTAATTCATCAATCAGCTTCCAATCCAAACTGGTACCGCTATTTGCTCGATCCAGTTCAGCCTGTACCAGCTGTACAGAAGTTCGTTCATTGTCCTGGATAAATGAGCGTGTTGATCCGTATTTATCCGAATTCAACGCAGTAACGCTGCGACCCGGGTAAGTGTATAAGACACCGGCAAAGCGTCGGGTTTCTTCTGGATCTTCAAGCAAGACATGATGCTCAAATCCATTGATCATTATCTTAAGAATCACCGGCTGACCATTGATTGGTTGTAGCTTGTCTTTTTCCGTATGAGCCACGGTAATGGAATAGGTCCAGCACCATTGCGACCGACTGGTACTGTAGGTGCCATCCATGACCTTAATCTTCTCGCCGGTATCTAATCGCTCGGCTATTAATGTGTTCACGATATACCACCAGTTTCTATTCGGCAGTGCTGGAATACAGTCATCTGCACCAAAATTTAAAATTACATTATGTGAATCAACGTCATGACATAAGCAGACAAAATTTAGATCTGTGCTGCCTTCGTATTTAGGTATTTCCGACTTTGGCCAAGGTAAAATCGGATGCTTGCGGTAATGAATCGCTTTAGCTTTATCCCAAGGCAAATCTGACTTGGTAACAATCTCAAGGCTTTTATCCCACTCGAATGAAAAGCGGTGCTCAAATACTTGAGCCACCTCATGCGAATAAGTAAAAGTCTTGCGCCGACGGATCATCTCCTGCCAGACCGTTTCCCGGTTATGACGCAACTTGATTGTTTCTTCATGCAGATAGTGCTGATGAATAAAGCGTTTATCGGCCTCCTCCCAGATCACATACATATCAGAACTTAACTCGGTTGCTTGCTTATGTATGGACCTAATCGCCCGAGTTAATGACCCTGCCTGCTCATACTGAATATTTATCTGATTGGAAACCACCAAGCCCTGATCATAAAAAAGAGCCTCATTCGAGACTCTTAATATTGGCTTCGCCCAAGGGATTTCTGTAGTGCTTAGGGCTGCAATCGCCTTCTGATATCGCATGTCAAAACCATAAGACACACCCACCAGATGATTGATATCGAATACCGCTATAACCTCAAATTGAAATTCAACATCCAAAACCGTATCAATCGTGCACAGGTTTTCAGCAAATACCGCTTCGACTTCAAAACTAAAACTGGTGTCTAAAACCGTATCGATCTGACCAATAACATCAGTATTCTCTTTAAAGACCGCAACTACATCAAAGCTAAATTCAGTGTCGAGCACCGTGTCTATAACTGCAGTATTGGCACCACTGTCGGCATAGACTGCTGTGGCTTCAAATGAGAATTCAGCATCGAGCACAGTATCGATTACAGCTGTAACATCATCACCAAAATTGAGATTGGTTGAGCCATCGGCCAGATGCTCAAAATTCAGAATGATGTTGTGGCTATCGGTATTTTCGGACTTAAAATTCAGGTTTAGGTTGTGAGCATCAACGGTGCCGAGCTTATTTTTAAAATCCACATGAGCACCCTTTTAAATTAAGGTCTGAGTTTTATCGATTGGATAGATAAGGTACCACCTACGACCAGATTAGTATTCGCTAGAGTTATGTCGGTTCCCACAGCTAAATCTGCAGCCACTTCACCTGCGCCGTTGTAGATCCGCGCCCAAGTGGCGGTCCCAGTTTTGATCACCGTTGCGGTATCCGTTGGATGAAGCTCTACATAAGTGGCCGTAGTTTCTTTGATACACGGCTCAGGAAATACCAAAGTGACCAAAGCATTATTTGAATCTGCTGCAATAGCAGGATTGGCTGGCTGCACACCCTCATAAAAAATAACGGTAGCACTTTGGCTACCGTTATCCATAAAATTTGCAAAGGCTTGAATCATGGCAAGCCGGGCATTGACTGAAGTTTTACTCATTTTGCGATTACCTTATCTTGAATAACAGCGTTGTATTGATTGTTTGGATCAAACGCCACCACAAAACACTCCAAGCCCACTGCAATGTTACGAAACGCATAAGAACCATCTGCTTTAGACTTTGTCTCCCAAAGTAATTGCCTGTTATCTCTGCGAAACACACACACAGGTACGGGTGAGTAGCTTGCACCTATTTTTTTGATTGTGCCTCTAATTAATCCATATCCATGATTGGGGTTTGATATAAAAAGCATCTTTTTCCCCAAACCAACAAAACCATAATTTTTAACTTTTAATTTTGAATGATTGGGTGTATACGCCCCCGTGAAAATTCTTAGGATTCTAATCAACAAGCTTTACCTCCTCAATCGGAAAACACATCCAGGCGCTTGAGCCCGCATCTCCTGAATTTGTTTGATTGTGAATAATAGCCAATACATCACTATCCTCGATAAACACTGAAGATGGTGTTGTAGTAGGGATGTTAGTGGGTGCTTGTGATCCGTACTTTAATCTATAGCATGACGCTACCGCATAACCCAAAAATTGACCGGTTTGTCTCTCATAAATACGCACTGGTTCTGCGGTAGTATATTGAAAAGGGTCTATCCGACTAGGTAAATATGATGCGTATGCTTGTGGGTTTAGAATAAAAGCATCGCTAGTGGTATTTTTTATATCAATAATGACTGAAATCGAACCAACATACGCTTGCCACTCCGAGGTTCTGTTAGCTGATAAACCATTGTTTGCTGTATTAGAGTTATTTACAAATACGCACACTTTGTTAGCCAATGCATCAAAATCAAAACAATGCACGGGCATAAAGCCATTAATAATGTTCGATCCAGCAGTACTGTAATAATTTGAAAGCACAAAGAAGTGGTACGGACTACCAACAACCATAGCTTTGCCGTAAGTAGAGTATCCTTGATTATAAGTGTAATTTACTTCACCACTTGACCCAGAGAATGTAAAATCCCACTTCAAACCTGTTGTTGCATTTGGAACATTGCGGGTGCTTGGTATAGATGCAAGGTCTGTGATATATCCACTAGCAGGGTCGTAGCTCATGCCCAAACACGGAGCAATGGTATTTCGATAAGTAGCGACATTTTGAAAAACAAACCGTGCATATAAATCTTCTTCGCTGATTGTTTTAAGTTTGTATACATGTACCATACCAACCTCATACACAAGCTCCCAACCAAGACTTGCAATTCGTGTTGTAAACCCAGCTGCAGCCGAGATGGGTGCATTATCAATTGTCATTGTCACAGTATTTACTGTAACTGAATCAATCCAAAACTCACCTCCATTGATTGACGCAAGCGCACCTGAATCAATTTTTAAAACACGATCAGCTACATACCCATGTGCCCCGCCATAAGTGAATGTCACCTGGTCGCCTACAATCGCCACACCAGTAACGGTCTGTACGTTATATCCTTGAGATAGCATTTTCTTAAAACGATCTGGAAATAGATTTTTAGACCCCGCACAAAAATCTAAACCCACGTCTGAGAAATCAAATAATTTAGTTTGCGTCTGCTTCATTACCATTTTTTATTCACCCATAAAAAAGACCGCATATAGCGGTTATATTTGATTGACTTATTAAACAACACGGTCGATATCGCCACGCAACATGATCTGGAACTGATCCGACATGATAGTTGGCTCAGATTGCTTCACTGTACGAATCACCCAGACTGGAAAGTTTGCTGCAATCGTGTTGAAGCGCAAGACGTTACCATTAGCCCACCCTGTACCCCAGCCTTCTTTTTTAATGATGAAGTACGGCACACCAGTGATAGGATTGGTGGGTGCATAATCTGTACTGGTCGACCCTGTAAGTGCGAGACGCCCTGTATATTCACCAACACAATAGAATGTTTCATTGCCTGTGAAAACAATTGCCCAGCGCTCCTGAATCACACCTTTATTTGTGACCTGTATCGGATAAAGCGAATCATTAAAATTTGCTGAAACCGCTGAACCGGTTGGCTCATCACTCCAGATGCTATTCCAGGCTTGTTGTACAAACTTGCGGGTATAACGCGCCTGCATATCACCAATGACCAACGCAGAGCCAACAATGGTATCTACTGCATCATAGTTATGGGTTAAAGGCTTGGTAAAGGTTAGCTGGCCATTGATCTGCACATCACGAATCAAGCCCATATCCTGATAGCGGTATTTCATAGTCAGTGGTGCAACCAGAATGCCCAGTACGAAGTCACCACCCAATGTCACGCGGCCATAATCATAATCAATCACATACAAATCAAAAGGCACTTTCGAACCGTTTGCATCTTCAAGTTCTGCCCATGAAATACGCTGATCATTCAGATCGTATGTGGTACCTGCAATCGCACTTGGTAATTCCTGAGCTTTACTTGAGCTAACAATACCAATACCACCCACCCGGAAAATTGGTACCCGACCATCAATCGGTAAGCGTGTAGCAGACAGACCCAAGATTTCAGAATCCAAAGGAATATAGGTATAGGCTACGGCGTTATAGCGCACGGATGAAGCGTCGACCCAGACCGGGACGTTAATATAACGGCCATCCAGCTCATCATATTCAAGCAGCGGATCGTACCAGTCATTCGCTTCAATCTCTGCCCGGTTGGTTTCAGTGATTTTGGTTTTGGTATAAAAATAAATCGTGACAAAACCATTATCCCAATTCACCTGACCATGCGCGCGGCTGGTTTCAATTACCCCATTTTCATCAGCGGTTAATGTCAGCTGACCAAATTCAGTGGTACCCACAACCACAGTTAAGGATTGTGGCCGGATCGGCATGATCGGCGTTCTAAAGCTGATCTTATTGACTGGCAACAAGTCGGTTGTGGTAGTTAAGGATTCCAGGGTAATCGTGTTATCTGTATTCGGTGTCCAGGAATCGATTTCAACGATCCCGGTACCGTATTGAATAACACCCGACTGAATCCCACTATTATTGGCTGGATTCACATTGCGATACAGCAAGCCGGTACGATCCAGAAAAGTATCAGCACCCACTTTGAAGCGAGCTGAACCTGTCAGGATCTGCTCATCAAAGCCAGAAGATAAATCCAGTTTGAGCTTATTGGCCGTCACCATATGGGTTGCCGAGTTCGATCCTGATGTATCACGATATTTAATCTGAACATCTACAGCACCAAAAGCTTTCAGTTCAACCTGTTCACCAGAAATACTGGATGTTTGTGGAGAATAAAAAGACATATTTCCTCTCTATGCTGCGGCATAAGTGGCCATAGGTGTAAACGTGGATTTGAAACGATGGCCCACGCCCTGAGGTGTAACTTCAACCGCACCGGTAGCATATGTAATTGAACCTTGTACTTGACCACGCTCATTAACAAGATTGCCAATCGTTGCATTTACAGGTGTGTCAATCAGCGTCACAAAGCCAGCTACCATACCATCACTACTTTTAACCGGAATTCTTAATTCCACACTATTTGGCTGAATTGCTGATCCCGTACCAATGGTAAAGGTCAGCTTTTGATTTACAGGAGTAACATCCATCTTGGTCTGCTCAAGTGAAGTGCCGTAGTTATAGATCACTGAAAAGACTGTGCCTTTCTGTGGCAACTTATTCGGAATGATTTTGCCAATCCCGGTGGCATAATTAATTTCACCGGTGGCATCACCGGTAAATTTGCCCTGAGCATTGGAGGTTGCTGTTTTCTCTTCACCTTCTAGGGTCCAGTTAATCGTGATACCCGGCAAAACACCTGGTCGACCTAAATCAAAATCAAAAGCAGCTTTTTCCACGGTTAAATTTGATCTTACGAAGGTGACAATCGGTGTACCCCAGTTCAGCAGGATCGGCGTATCTACATCCGGCAGTGCGCCAGTGGTCAATAACCACGAACCGGTCTCATAATTGATCATGCCCGAACCAAAAGACGGACTGGCAGCTTTTAACTGCCCCGAGCCATCATCTTTAAGTTCATAGAACTTGCCTTGCGACATGTAGGAAATGGACAGTGCACCAGGTGCCGGAATAGGAATTAACACTCCAGTCCAGTTAGTACTTTGATTATTTTGAGTTACCGGAATGGCATGGCTTTGGTAATACTGATTCGGTGCAGCTGCTGGTTTAAATGTAATATTCAGACTTGCGGTTCCAGCCGGTGCTGCCGCAGTCCACTGAATTAATCCACGTTGATAATCAATCGTGCCAACTTGTGTGCCTTGCGTATTCTTGAGTAAACCACCCTGATCGGTAATCTGCTGACCTTGCATCGTGAAAGAAATACTGGAAGGAATCACAGCTGAGCCGATATACAGATTTTGACTGGCCCCAATGACCATATTCGGGTAATTGGCTGTAATGGTGCCTTCATTACCCGCCACCAGGACCACACTTTCACCTGCGGCATTCACATCAATGATGGGGGTTTCAGTCTGAGCTGATGGGATCAGTTGAGCAAAGATGCTTTTAGCATTTACCGTAAATTCACCCACGTTTGCATCAGATGCCAGTGCTGTCGATGAATAGTAAAGCCCTGTATCTGCAACAATCGTATCGCGGATGATGGTCTTGGATTTCTCACCGTTGTACCACTGGCGTGCTGAAAGGCCAACAAAATCAACTTCAAGTGCATCATTGAGTGAGTAGGTTGCAACCTTGTATTCAATTTTCTCTTTATCAATCACCATAATGGCAGTACGGGTTTCAACTTTTGTGATGCGAACATACTGTTCACGCTCTAAAGCTTTACCTTCATCACTGATCAGGACAATCGTATCCCCAACGGATGATTCAACCTCTTGTGGGAACATGGCCACCTGTAGTGATGACATACCTTTCCAGTGGGTATCTAGTGGTGTTCCGGCGATCTGGCCGCCTTTGGCTAGATAGTTTTCCAACCGGTTCTGGGCAGACTGGCGTTCGTCCGTCCAGTTCTTGGTGCTAAACAATAATGCTGAGACATTTGGATCTTCTGGTAGCTCAGATACAAATACCGTTGCACCCATCAATAAATCTGTATCTTCAGTGGTAACCGCTGGGAAAACCTTGCGCATGGACACATCACCCATGGTTCGATCCATTTCAGATACATCATTGAACAGGTTATTACTGATGCCATCCTGAACCACAACACCAGAGTATTTACCACCGCCATCCGAGTTATCAGTCAAGCGTTCAGACTTGTAAATCACTAAATCCTTGGTTTCAATCGCCATCGTCTAACTCCGTAAAGCGTAAGGTCACGTTGTAATAATCATCCAGCGATACAGCTGGAATTCCTTTCACCGGTGCAGCTTCTAAAGCTCCATCCTGGTGGTTAAATTTGACTATGAATTCTCGGTTGTCGTGTGGTTGTTCAAACTGTAGTTTGAAATTCTCACCCTGCAGTTTCGACCATTCCAAAACAGTCCGTAGTTCACGCAGCTTGATCCAGCCCATTTCTTGATCTGCTGGCTGCAAGGTGATTGGTCGACCAGACTTTTTTTTGCCTTCCTGAATATGCAAAGTGCCATCCATTGCATAAGCCTGAGTCTGTTCAATGGGCTTCCATGAGAATTCATCAGACCACAAAAAACCGTCCTCTAATGGGACGGTTTCGGATGTTGCTAAGCGAATGAGTTTCATGTTGATTTCGCTATACCTTTTAATTGATTTACCAGATTGGTCATTACATCCTTTTGGCTTGCATCACCTGTAAGGGATAGGGTTTGACCTCCGAATTGAATGTTGTAATTCACACTTTCCTTAATGCTTTGTGTAGCAGCATTTGATGACACAGAAGGAATTGACGGCGCATAATCACCCAAGCTACCAGAACCAGTTGAAGCCACATTGATACTGCGGAGCAATTCATTAATCTTATTGGTTCCGTGTTGGGTGGTTATTCCATTGGCTGCAGCTCGATCAAATTCAGCATTGATCAATGCTTTCATTGCCACGCTGCTTTCCTTTCCAAGACCTTCAGCTTTAGCATCACGATCAGTGGCCATAGCCTTGGACCAGATGGTAGAAGCCAATTTCTCAGCCTCTTTATCGTCATAGCCTTTGCTTTTCAGCTGTGAAATCACATCAGACTTGGTGTAAGAATCGTATTCGTAGATCCCTTTACTCAATGCCTCGCCTTGACGCTTCATTTCCTTATTGAAATCGCTCTTAGCTTTAGAAACCGCATCAGCCCAGGCTTCAGTTGAAGATTTAGCTTCTTCGCGTGCAATTTGCCCTGCATGACTAAAACCATCACTGATTCCATAAGCAGAGTCTCTGACACGGTGATTGGCTTTTTCCCAGTCGTCCGCTGATTTGACAGCTGTTTTACCCGTCTCATCAACCTGAACTTCTAAATCCAAAGCTAAGGCTTGAGATCGAATAAATCCATCAACCACACCACCATTAGCCTGAACAGCTACATCAGCATATTTTTTAAATGCCTGTTGAAGTTGATCAGTTGAAGCCTCTCCACTCTTAAGCAAGACCTCATACGCCATTTTGTATTCAGCAGCAATAAGTTTTGCTTCATCACGTGATCGCAAACCAAATACAGAAAATGCTTCATTGACGGAGTTAACACCAGCACTCATCTCATCAAGTTGGCGATTAATATTAAATGCCTGAACTTCAACTTGATGTAGCAGCCCATTTGTTACAGTTTCACCAAGTTCACTCTTGAGGCTATTAATGTGACTGCGAATAGCATTCAATTGCTGAATGGTCTCAGCACCATCTACGGCTTTTGTGATTGATTGGTTTAAAACAAGTGCTGTATCAAGACCCTGTCTCTTTAGCTCATCAAGATTCCCAATAATGACCTGAATATCATTAACGAGTGATCTTGATGCAGCCGACCCCTTTCCTTGAAGTTGTTCAAAGCTAAAACCTGTTCGCTCAACAGCCAAAATCATGGCTTGCTCAGCAATAAGCGCCATCTTTTGAGCTTCAAATGAGGTTCCTGCGAAAGCTGCTTTTGCATTAGTAGCAAACACAACCAGATCTTCGCTAGACATGGCCTCTTTTAGAGACTTTTTAAGGCTTTCCGATGAGATCTTTCCCTGTTGTTCAAGTACAAGTAGGGCTGTCACTGAATCATTGATACTTTTGGTTGATTCAAAAACTAATGAATCCTGAAGTTTCCCCAATGCTTCAACGGCAGATTCACCCTTCTTAATCAACTCATCAAAAGCTGTAATAAGATTTCTTGACTCTTCTGTGAGTTGATAGGTCTTATCGCGCGCTTTCTCTGCGGCAGCTGCCTGCTCTGCCTTAATTTCAGCTGCAACTTTGGCTTGTGCTGCTTCTAGAAGTTGTTGCTTCTCTAGTTTCTCAATAGCTTCGCCATAACCCATGGCTTTTGCTGCAGCCTCACCCATCCACTCACCAAGTGGAGTAAGCATACCGACTGTTGCTGCACCCATCACACCAAGAGAAGTAATTGCAATTCCTAGCGTACCCAAACGCCCAACCAACCCCATCACACCCGTACTAGTGGCTGCCATAGATGCCTCAGCAGCTTTACTACTGGTTGCGAGTTGAGTCTTGGCTGTACTGGCTGATTTCGTTGCAGTAGCATTTGCAATTTGAGCTTGTGTGTTGGCAACAACCGCCGTGGTTTCTTGTGTAATAGCGACTGATGCCGCTTTAACGCTATTAGCTTTATCCAGAAACATTAAGCCAATATTGAGAGCTTTATAGGCCACAAATGCCTGTCCAGCCAACATCAATGTAGAAACAATCGTATCCAAGTTCTCGGCGACAAATTTAATAGCCTCAGCAACTTTTGCACTTGCTCCAGTTGCTGCATCAGCCTCACCGACGTAGACAGTCCAAGCCGTTTTTAAGTTTTCAATAGATGCGCCAATAGTTGTGGGGAACTTATTAAATTCCTCTGTGATTTTCTCTGATTGACTTAATAAAGCTTTGGTTACCACATCAGTAGTAAGTTTGCCTTCACCAGCCATTTCACGCAGTTTGCCAGTGGTTACATCCAAACCATCTGCCAATGCTTGAGCTAATCGTGGTGATTGCTCCATCATGGAGTTGAATTCATCACCGCGAAGTACGCCAGAGCCTAATGCTTGGTTTAACTGGGTAATTGCTGCTTCATTAGATGCAGCAGATCCACCTCCAACCTGAATAGCTTTGTTAATTGTTTCCGTTAATGCTAATGCTTGTTCTTGAGGCCACTTCATCTCCTGACCAATCTTGGTCAAGCGACTAAATAAATCTCCTGTAGCTGTTAGATTTGAATTAGTTGCTATAGAGATATTTTTTACATCATTCATGGCTTTTTGAAGATCACCATGATCTCCAATCGCAATACCGATACGGCCAGAAAGGTTCTTATACTCATCAGCAGTTTGAGCAATTTCAGCAGCAGTAGCACCAATTCCAAGTGCTGCAAGCGCACCTGTTATTGCATTGAATCCAGTTTTTAGACCTTGCAACTCACCAGATACTGCCTTTGAAGCACTTTCCGTTTCCTTTAGCTCTAGTTGAGTGTTTTCCAACCCGACATCTAGTTGCTTAACTTGATTTGCAGCTTCGGCGCTTTCAGCCCCAAGTTGATCTATTGATTGATCAGCTCGGCCAGCATCAATAGCAATACTTTCTAACGAGTCACCCAAAGCAGATGCTTCACTCTGAGTTTTTCCAGCCTCATCACCTAATTTTTTTGCCGAGTCAGAAGTTTCTTTTAATTCCTGTTGGGCTTTGTTTGCTTTCTGACTGAGATCATCTGGTACAATCTTGCCAACTTCTTTTGCTGTTTCAGCCGATGTTGTCTTGAGTTTGTCGGACTCGCTTTTTATTGCATCAAATAGGGCTTTGGCAGTTTTCTCGGACTGCTGAATATTTAACACAAAGTCTTTTGTGTCAGCATCCATCACCAGCTTAAAAGTTAAGTTTTTACCAGACATGCTAACCTCTAAATTTTAGGCAATAAAAAACCCGCCGAAGCGGGTTAATTTAGGTATTTAAAAGCACATCTTAGTGCCTTAACTTATCCACAAGATTTAGACCATAGAGCGTCCATTACTTGAGGAGTAAAAACAGAATTTTTTGAGTCACTTTCAATCATGACCGTATCATTTGCCGGATCGTAAATATAACGAGAGTAACCAACATAACCGCCCATGCGGTTTTTAGAATTTACTTCACCACAGTTACCCTTTTGATTTCTAAATTTCGCTGAATCAGAGTCAATTAATTGCTCCTTGACTTTCTGAGCAGTTAATTCAATTTGAGCTTGTTGTTTATCTTGCTCTGCCTTTTGTACAGCTTTATTCTCTTTGATGCGGTCTAATTCTGCTTGGGCCTTTTGTTCTGCGGCTGATTTAGCCGCATTGGCAGCATCAATTTTTTCCCGCTCTAATTTTTGCTGGTGAGCAATCTCGGCTTGTTTTAGTCTTTCGGCTGATGCCTTGTTGCTTTGGTGCATAAAATAAAACATACCGGATGCCAAAACTAAAAGACCAATGATTAAGTATTTCATTCGGCGTCCCTCTTAAATATTACGCCAAAGAATTTTCACAATTCTGTCTCGGCATAAAATAATGTTGTATTCCTGCAAATCTACCTGTTTTACATACTCAGTAGCTGCACAATATAGCTTGCCATCATCAAGCACGTAGTGTCTTGGGCCTCTAACTTCTAATTTGTCTTTTAGAGATTGATGACTATCACCAATTTTTACCAGGTCACCAGATGGAGTACGAATACTGGTAGTTGTTCTCTCAGCAAAAGCAAACCCCGACACTAAACACAAAGCTAATAATAAATATTTCACATTTCACCCCTAAATTATTATTTTCACATCATAACTTTAGGGTGCTACTTGATCAATCAGAAACCATTTCTTTCTTGAACGACTCAAAGCCTTTTTTGTCGGATTGGGCTACACGAGCTGCAACGGCGTTATTAAAGATTCCCTGCTTATACAGCTTATTTGCTGCCTTAACATAGCCCTGGAATGCGCCGTAGGTCATTTCCATGATTTCACTATGCTGATGGCCCATTGATACCAGAAACTGGAATGAATCAAACCAAGTGGAGTCATCTTTCTTTTTAATGCCACGTTTCGGCTTTTCGTATTTGAAGTAAGCCTGGTTAATCAGAAGCACAGCTTTAAGTAGGTCCTTAAATACCTGTTCATCAGTAGCAAGCTTCACCAGTGATTCATTGTCCAGATCAGTAACACAGGCAATAGTCGAAATGACTTGCACCCCATGGGCCTTAAATAATCCTGTCAAAATCTCATCTGAATGATTCTGGTCTTTGATGAAGTTTTTCAAAACTTCAGCATGTTTTAACCATTGATCAAAGTCTTTCATCTGGATCTGGCGAACTTCGATGTCATTAACTTTAATACTTCGATTTGTTGCTAGGAAAAAATCATTCATGATGGGTCTCTGAGATAAATTTTAGACATTAAAAAAGCACCCGAAGGTGCTTTTCTTTTAACTTTGATAAAGGCTGAATTCTATAAAGTCCAACTACCACCTTGTCCCATCTCATACACGATGAAAATTAAGGCTACTACCATTAGAATGACAACAATGATTTCTGTTTTTGTTAGCATTTTCGGTGCTCCACTTTTCATTATTCATATGATAAGCAAAGCAAACAATTTATAACATAAAGATTACAAAAAAATTATTGGATGTTACAAAGATTTAGAAGTTAGGGAAGTTTCTTTAGAGTGTAGCTACCTACTGAAGCATTCAAACATTTCGTTAAGCAACTCAACAAAAAGTTTCAACCGAAAAGCATTCTTACGCAAACCTAGAAACCTATAACTTTAGACCTGAATATCTTACATATCCCGACATAGCTGATACATCCGTGATTTAAATCATTCTCTACACTGAAATTAAGTCTTAGAAACGTAGAGGAAATTCAATTGAAAAAGTATTCGAAAATTCTAATCTTAGCTTTAATGGGATTTACTGGTACCGTGGCTATCGCAGCTGACTCGATTCCAATAGAAGCCACTGCCGCAGCTGAAGCACAACAGGTTGCTTTAGAGTATGGAAATGAAAAAGATCAAAAATCTGAATCATCTGGTGAATAAAAGAAAGCCCTTAATTAAAGGGCTTTTTAATTACTTCCAGCTTGGCGTACAACCATTCTTCCATGACAACTCAAATTGCTTTTGATCCGTCTGATTTTCTACAAGTACTATATCCTTTGAAAGCACAATAAAACGCTGGAAGGGAACATAATCACTATCTGATTCTTTATAGCTTACCTCTCCACACTCTCCTATTTGATTGCGGAACTTTGCCGAATCAGGGTTGGGAATGAATTTTTTTGTAGCTTCTTTTGCAAATTCAAGCTGTTCCTTTTTGCTTGTTTCTAAATCAAGATGCTGACCGTTAGATTCCTTGTGTCCACACCCAGCTAAAATCACAATAAAAAAGAATAAGCTTAAATTTTTCATAATATCCCCATGTATTAAGGGCAGCACTTTACATTAATTTTCAATCTTATCTAAAGCCTAGGGAGAGTGGATTTGTAAAGTTATGTTTTACTATTTTAAGTCTTTTTAAAATTGACCCTATATAGCCAAGTGGAACTTCCACTTATCAAAAAACCGCCCTAAAGGCGGTTCTTAGCTTACTAACTTACTGACATACAAGATAAATAAAAGTAGAAATAATTATTACGGCTAGGATGGAGACAAATATTTCTATTTTAGTCATAGCAGTTTTATTCTCAACGTGAACTGAATATCTTTTATAGCCCTATTGAGCGCTAATTAAACTAACAAAATATTACAAAACGATGGAGTATTAAAAAATTACCTTAAAGGTATTTTCTATTACTGACAGTGTCTGGTACCGGTTTTAGTTTCATTGTGAAAACCATTCTTATCAGTTCTTCCACCATGCGCAAAAGCTATTGTTGCAAAGCAAGCTACCAAGATCAGCAATATCAATTTTTCATAATTGTTTCTGCTTTTTTATTGTTTAGAAGAGTTTTTATAACTTACTTTAAAAAGTTTTTAAACTAAAGCTAAAGCAAACCTCCCTAAGGAAGTTTGCTTTAAAGGCTTGTGTGTAAGTTATTTGAGAGTCCAATTACAGCTTTGTCCAATTATGTAAACAACCACAATTGCAGCAAAAATCAATAATGCAATCAAAAAAGCTTCTACTTTAGTAGGCATGCTAATTTCTAGAAATATCCAACACGCCGATCATATATATAAAATATAAATTATGATATTAAATAAGGATAAATATCCTTAAATATGAATAAAATAATTGTTGAAAAATAATTTTTATAAATAGTCAATTTCTATATTTAAACAGGCACAAAAAAAGACGCTAATGCGCCGTGGATTTCTTTGTGCCTGTATGGGTTTAAGCAGCTACACTGAAGCGCTCAATATGGCCAAAGACACTTAGTTCAGCATCATTGGCTTTTGAGATATCTGCGAGAGCTTCACCTTCAATTGAATAAGACCCAAAGTCTTCATGGATCAGATCAAATTCAGTATCTGGTGAGAATTTCACACGCCATAATGTCATGACAACCTTATCACCAGTGAGGGTATCAATACCTTTGAAAAGGATTCGATATTCATTCCCAATGTTATTGGCAATTGTCGTACGTGTCTTAGCACCAGCTTTAGCAGAAAATTTAACTGGACCAGTTACAGCTTCGTTAAAAATTACGGTGCCATAAACTGAATCAAGCAAATATTTGTCTGCCTCAATAGCAGCGTCCGAACTATCCTTAAAAGCCACTTCGCTTAAATTGCGATGGCCCAGATCGATCATGGCACCAATCTGTACTGTACCTAAATCGATATCAGTCAGCTGAGCTTCAGGAATTTCAATTGATTTACCGCTAAGGATTAACTCTAAATTTTCCTTAGTAACCTCTTCAATTGTCCCTGAGATAGCAACACCAGTTTGCTTGTATAAGACAGCATCTTTCGAACGTAGACCAGTTTTACTTTCATAGTGGTCAGTAGACTCAGTTGAAATAGCAATCTGTAATTCTGGAGTACTACCAACCGGCAGTAATGCAGCTGGTACACCACTAACCATTTTCGCTAGATGAAGTTCACCCTGAAGTGAAATCACATTTGAATTAGCCATTACTTTTCATCCCCTGTGGTTTTCTTAGCTGGAGCAGCTTTAGGTTCAGGCACTTCCTGAATGACACCATCTGCCAGTAACTTTTTGATTTGTGCATCACTCAGCCCACCAACAATGTCATCTTTATTAAAACGACCTACAGGCTGCAATGCTTTGTATTGTTTTGCCATGACTGGCTCCTAAATGAATTTTTGTGATTCAAAAATAATCGTGATGTATGCAAATCCTGGGCTATAACCATCCCGAACCGAAATCATTTCTAGTGCCGTTCGTGATGCCTGAGGCTGCCAGCCGGAAAGTAATTGAATGACCTTCTCGGTTAACAACCCAGCTTCATCACTCACCGCTCGGCCATCAGTCATCTGAGATTGAGCATTACGACATGCCACCGTGACCGCCCATTGCTGACCGATCTGATTAATACTTCCACGACCTGCACTGGCTTTCTTGTCGATACGGACAAAATTGACGTGTGCTGACGGCGTAACCTGCGACATCTCGGTTACGCTGACTGAGTTTAACGGCGTATAGATCTTTAGAAGTTCTGGAATTTCTTTCAGCTTTTCTGCAATCTCATCACGCACCGCGAAGAAGGTGCTCATCTATAAAACTCCCGACAATATCCAAAATCATTACCTCATCTTCAGCATTAATACCGAGCTGGGTCCGTGGTGGTAGAACTGATTGCTTAACCTTTCGATACTGCCCACCAACTGCAAAGGTGATGTATTGGCCATTCTTAGGTAAGATTGTTGCGCCGTAATGCAAATGTGATGCATACACAACATCTGTACCCACCTCCACACCACTTGAAAGAACATTGTGTGTGTAGGAATTCATCAGGCGGCCAGTGTTTCGAAGCGTTTCACCGACCCCGACACCATCCCTGCCTTGCATGCTGGCACGCCATGAAATCTTCCATGGATTACCATCAACATCAGTACCCGTTAAGAATCGATGCTGCACACTATCCACAAGTCCAGCACCAATCTCATCAAACAGCTGGTTCTTTAATGATTCAAAGTTACCTAATTGCTTAAGCACTGCTTCAATAGGTGAACTATCAGCTTGAATGGTTATTGCAAAAGCCATAAGCACCTCACTTCAAGCTGGGCATCTGGTCCAGGATAGAATCTCCAAATACACCACCGGTATATGAAGTACCGACTGGTGCTGTTGAAGGTCGTCCTTTAGGTTGGTCATCCACGATCTGGTTTGTTTCTGGTAACTGAATCTGCAAATGTGCTTTGTTATCAGCCACACGTTTTAAGAATGCAATTGCATCCTCATAACGCTTCCGGGCCTCTTCGATGGGTTGCTGGAAGTAAAGACGATAGCGTGCGATGTCACACGCCATACGCTTTAAGTTACTAGGCACATTGGGAAGTGGCAAAGGATAACGACCACCGATATGACCGTTAATTTCCTCTGTTGCATCTTGGATTGCATCAGTTACTGAGGACTGAGAAGGAAGCATCGCTTTCAGATTTTCAATCTCATCACCAAATCGTGCGACCAAATCTGCTTCAGTCGCATACATAGATCACCTACTTGGTTTCGTCAGCAGGTTTTGAGTCTGCTTTAGGTTTTGCAGCAGACTTCACCTTTTCCAGTTCAGCCACCTTGGCTTTAAGCTCAGCAATTTCTTGCTCGGCTTTAGTCTTGTCGGCAGTTGCCGTCTGATTGGCTTTGGTTAAGGCTTCATTGGCTGCTGTTAGCTCAGCATTGGCCTTTTCAAGTTCAGCCAGACGAGCAGCGGTATTGTCTGCTTCTGGCTCTTCCGGCTCTTGATATTCTTCAATAGCCCCAGACGCTAAAAGGGCCTGAAGTTGTTTAGCTTCAAGCCCCTCAATTTCCTGACCTGGACGGAAGTGTCCGATCGATTGTTTTGCAATGTACTTTGGCATGTCTTGCTCCTTATAGAGTGATAAAGCCAGTACCACCAACGACACCGTTCTTATTAGACGGCACAACCAGTGGAGCAGATTCGGTCATCAGCATGATGCCGCTTGGATCTTCACAGTACCATTGACGGTCAAAGTACTGCTGAGCAACGCCGTTGGCCAGCATGTTCTTGATCTTACAGTGAGCTACCGAACCATTGGTATCAGAGATTAGTGAGAAGTAATCTTTAGGAATAAAGCGCTTCACTTGACCTTTGTTACGGTAAGTTGCGTCATATACCCAGAATTCGATTCCATCAAAGGTTCCTTTGAAGGTTGCTGATTCTTTTACACCAAAGCTTGGATTCACTGGAACAGAAATACCCGCATATGGCGTGATGAATTCTTTTTTGAATTCTTCATTGTTCCAGAGAGCCGCCCAAACCAAGCCAGACATAACAGACAGCTTAGCTTCACCACCATCAGCAGCCAATTGACGTTCAAGCATGGTGCGAATATCCGTTACTGGCTTGGCACCCGCTTCATTCCATTTGACCAACGGCGTATATGTCAAAGACGCATCACGACGGTAATCCACCAGGTTGAGCTCATAATCATCTGAGTGAAGCGTGTATTTACCATTTTTCAGTAAATCGATAGCCATCATCATGACTGAGTTATCAATCGCATCATGGTTGCGCTTCATCACTGAGATTTGAGCAATGATCATTTGCTCTTGCTCAGATAGTCGCTGGTTACCAGTTGAGATGATACCTGCAGTACGTAAACGCTCAAGCAAGGCTATTTCAAAAGTTTCTGCCGGAGTGACCTGATTCTTTGGCTTGTAGTAAGCCGGTTTAACGTGGCGTACTTCACCAGATTGAGTAGTATCAAATGGCTTACCAGGCTGTTGCGGTGATACCAGTGGTGCCAGATCATGTTCAGCTGATAATTCAGCCAGTGGCACATCATCACGCGTGAATAACGGGCGATTAGGGAAAAGCTTATCTAAAAGCCATGTGTCCATTGGACGGTAATTCGAGTGGATCAGTGCCAGCTCACCCACATCAAGAAGTTCAAGTGGAGCACCTTCAATATTAAAAGACTGTGGCATGTTGTTTACACCTTAGAAAGTTCGATTTTGTTTTTAGTTGCCTGTGCACGCGCTGCATCATATTCTTCAGCAGAAAGCAAAGTCCCATTAAGAGATACAGCTTCAATACTGAAAACCCCGCCATAGTAGACCGGAATTTCAATTCCATCAGCGGCCTTGATTGTGGCTTCTGCAGCTGTAACGTCTTGGCCGCATATCACATCCCATGTTTTCTCATCAGTAGCGTGTGTGAGTACATTCGCATCTGAAAGTGTAAGTAAGTCGCCTTTTTTATAGGCTGTAGCGGTAGTTACTTTGGCATTGGCACGTCGTAACTTTTCATTGTCTAGGACCAGCTTTTTAGGCTGAACCGTAATTTTTGGAATAACCTGGCTCATGAATTATTTCCCCTTGTTTTGTTCTGCGAATGCTTGTGCACCAGAAGTGAATTTGTGAGTGTCAGTGTTAGCAGACTGGTTACCCTGCCCCGGATTGGCTTGATGAGTAAACAAGTGAGCAAATGCCGGATTTACACTTGGTGTTTGCGTTTGCTGTTGTTGTCCAGCTGGTGGCTGCTGGCTACCTGCAGAAAATTGGCGAAGCTGTTTGGCAGTAAAGGCAAAAACTGAATCATCCATATCGGTATAAGCTGTTTTATCTTCAGCACTAAACTGTGTTTTCAGCTCAGTTTCTAAAGCTGCAATTTCATCAGCACGCTTTTGTGCTTTGAATTGCTTAAGTTCAGCTAGGGCTTCATCACGTTCACGCTCTGCTTGCTCTTTGGCCTGTTGTGCTTTTTCTAATTCGGTCACGTCGGTGTCCTCTTTGGTTGGGTTTGGATTAGCTTTGCCCGAGAAGGCTTTAATTGAGGTATTACGATCAGCACCAGTCGAGCAGATCGTGAACTCACGAATACGGTTTTGACGGAAGATTGTGATAGGACCTTCAAACACTTGACCATTCACAGTGACCGTCTTGCCTTGAGACACTTCTTCAATAGATCCAGGATCAATCATCATTGACATCTGGAATGGGAAGCCATCATCAGAGTCTTGAACAATTTCCTGTGCTTTGGCATTTGTAAGGAAATCACCAGCTACATCAATCTTTCCGTTTGTATCTACTGTCTGAACAACACCAATTCGACTAGAGCTAAAGTGTTCTTCAAGCAAGGCTGCTGGCTTATCAATCTCAATACCATCAAGATCAAAGACCACACCAGAACGCCCCCAGTACCAATGACCATCTACACGGCCACCAGCATAAGCCGTTCCTTTGAATTTTCGTTTTTGCCCTTCTTCAGCCTTTGGGACTTCAATTGCTGCAGCGTTGAATAGATATTTCAATCGCTCTTCATTTGGATCTGGCATTTTTCATGCTCCATAAAAAAACCGCCTTCACGGCGGTTTAAATTAAAATTAGCAATTAACTTTTATCTTGAATGACCAATATTCCCCTTAAATCTTCTAGATAAAATTGATCGTCCTCGTTATGATTCTCTCTATAGGTTTTCTTTAATATATTTCTAATGTATTCCGGCACCTCTCTAAGATATGAATCTACTAATTCATTTGTCGCAGGTGCTAACTTTTTATCTTTCACGAATTCATTAACTCTTTCAGGAAGGTTTTTATTAGAGCATTCACTATCACTAGAGCATTCACTATCACTAGGACAGACTAATAAGTGCCAAGGATAAATATCATTAATCAAATCAAGTAATGAGTTTTTTTTATCTGCTTTCAGATCTTGGACTACTTTAGTCGAGAGAATAGAACAACCGAAATGTTCAATCGTATAGTTAAATAAAAATTGACCAATATGAAATTGCTTTAAGCTTAGAATCTTATCAGAATGAGTATATAAGCAATATAACGGAATAAGACTTGGTGATACCAAGCTGGCTTGAGAAATCAGTTTTTGCGTCTGATCCTTATAATGTAGTTGAAGAAAAGAATCCGTATTAAAATTTAATATTTTTGCTTGCACTCTGAATCCTATACCTTTAATTCCAGCTGCATCAACAAACCACCACTCCCAATCCGCACCATTTTTTCCTTCTTGATATTTATTAAAAGTAATTGTTTTGATATCTAAAGGGTGATTATATTTAAGCTCCATCATGAGTAAATCTGTTATAGACTCTTCAAGCAATTGGTGGTTGATACTCCTAGCTCTCCTCAACTGCATCCAAGTCCTATACGATAGATCCCTAAACGTTTCACAAAGGCTCATTTTTTATCTCTAGTAAGTTTTCTACATAACCAGAAATATAACAAAACATTTCTGAGCCGTATGCAATTACAGATACTAATTACTGTAAAACTCTAAGTAAATAAACCATCTGCCCTTCCACCGCTTCAATCGAAACCACTTCAAAAGATAATCCCATCGGCATGAGAACGCCGTTGCCAGCATTTAGCATGTCTAGGTCAATACCGAGCCCTTGAGCATTCTCAATCTTAATCACGATATCTGAAGCTGTATCAGCCATCAGCAACGGCGTATTCAATTGAACTGTTTGCCCTACCTGATAAGCCGCTACTTGATTAAGTGTCGAAGCACCCACCACGGTTGAAGCCGTATTACTTGCTACAGCTTGAATCGCTGCCATATCGATACTCAGCCAGCGCTTAAGTACATCATCAGCCAGTGAGCTTGTAGCAGAGTTTAAGTAACTACTTAGTACTGCATCACTCCCCTGCACATAATCCAGAAAGGTGCGAATCGCACTTGGTCGAATGCTTGGATCAAGTGGAATTACCGTATTGGCCACCGTATCGAATAGATCCCGAGTTTTATCATCCATCGGAGCAAATAGGCTGGTGAGCTTTTTACTTGCTGTCCATTCAGCCTTGATAACTTCCTTCTGCTCGAGAAGATATTCTTTATCCAGACTTGAAGTGCTGATCTTTTTATCTACCAGCAATTCAAGTTCACCAAACTGCAATGGATGAGAACTCCAATCTAAGGCTTCAGCTATCTCAGGCAACTGATCATCTGGCGTAATGCCGTATTTCAATGCCTGCTTCTCAGTCAGAGCAACTACAGTACAGCGACAACGAAAGCCCAACGGCGGGTAATGTGTCAGCCAGAATGGATGATCAATCGGCAATACGATCCGGTTCAAAGCTAAATGACTGGGACGTACCCGACTATCATTGATAGCAGAGTACATCAGGTAAGGTCGTTTAGCCTTATTTCGTTGCTGTTGTTGCCATCGTCCATGACCGTAAGCACCTTGAATATTGGTACGGAATACATTGTCTAGGTAGTGCTTTGGCAGAATGATTTCAGATTCTTCAATCAGCTTCTGAAAATCCTTGAAAGTACCGCCGTCGGCAATGGATTTATTCACTGCCTTGATGACTGTTTCAATCTGCTCAAGACTTGATAGAAAGCTAACCGTAGTTGCCATCTGCCGGGTCTTTAGATCCATTGAATAGAACTCATCAGGTAGTACGATCTTTTTACTGTGAGCGTACCGAAGCGCCTCAAGAAACGTGACTGGTTGCATAGCTTACTTCCCGTTTTGAGCCGTCACATATCCCAATACATCTGCAGCATACAAAGCCTGATCCAGATTGGCTGTGAATTGAGTTTGTGTTGCACCAGGTATTAACTGCATCAGGTTATAAGCCAGACTTTCTGGACTATCAGACTTAAATATCAATTCCTTGACCTGCTCTGGTTTCAGTAGCTGCAATTCATCCTGGCCATCAGTCAGCTCTTCAACTTCCTGTTGTTCAGGTGAGAGCTTGTTTGCTGTTGCCTTGAAGTTGAATGCCTGACGCGGTAATGCGGTGAATTGATTGAAGGCAGTTTGTGTTTGCTCAACCAGATCCCCATCCTGCAGTCCGTACTCACGAATAAAATAATCTTTAGAAAGGTTGGCCCCAGCATTCTTTAAATGAACATCACGCTCAGCCTGATCCTTATTCAGCGGTTTTGGCTTTTCACCCAACATAACTGTATATTTAGACCACCCATTCAAGACACATAATGAGTTGATTACAGCTTGTAGAGTTGGAGTCACCAATCGAATATCTGACTTCAACTTGTCCAATCTTACATTTTCATGCACTTGGCCAAGGCTATAACTACCCTTTCCATCAGTTCCACTGGTAAGCGTCTGCCCTAATACAACCTTTTGGATCTGGCGAATCAGTTGGTTATTGAATGATTCAAACGCAGCACCAGCAGTACCACTTGTCCCTGATGTAGACAAAATCTGAACATCATCATCTGCATCAATCGATAAGACGCTCTGTGCATGTGCATTTAACAATGCTCTGCTCATGTCCTCGGTTTCAGTATCTTTACATTTACCCAGTAAGATCGGCGTCCCAAAACGCTCCAGAAATTTAGCCCAGAACTTGAATCCATTCTGTTTAAAGAAGAACAACCAGTACAGGGTAGCCAATAGCGCTTTGCCATAGGGCTGTTCATATGTAGCCTTACGGCGTGTTAAAAAGAATTTGAATACCTGATCTACTTCATGCTCGGTACCAATGCCTTCTGGCCGGTAAATCAAACGACCATCGTTTTTAGGCTCAAACCACTGCATTGGTTTTTCTCCAATCCACTGAATACCCACATAGCCTTCTGGCTTTAACTCATAGACAGCTTCCTGTACTGAATAACCAAAGAACAGTGCATTCATGGCACCAGTGGCAATTTCATGAAACCATTCTTTCAATATCAGATTAAGCTTTTGTGCTTCATCAGTATCATTGGGTTCAACACGCAACGGCGTAGCTAGCAATGCATCAATCCGTGTTTCAACTACTTGTGCAATCTCATCATCATCTAGCAATACACGTAATTTATGACGAGTAATACCCGCTTTGCGCAACACTTCATCCGTATCTGGTTGCTTGCCAAAATTCACCAAAAACTGAGTGACTGCTTCTTGAGTGTATAAATTGCCGTAAGACAAAGCCTTTTTTGACGCTTTGTCCTTTTTAGACTTTGCCATGTAAGCACCTTAATAAGTTCGAGATCCTGCCCCTGCAGGTTTTTTTGGAGTTCTAGCTTCATTTAGCTCGTTAAAGGCATCGCTACCAGCATCCACCTGATCATCATATTTGCCATTCGGAAAGTTTCGTAATTCCTCAATGAATGCTTTATTCCAGTCACCACGAAGCATTTTCACGTTACCTACGTTGACCTGAGCCGCAAAAGGCTGTGCACGAGTAATCTTGTCACCCGATACTGTCTCTGCCTTTACATTGAAACCAGACAACTTGGTGATAAAGTTCTTCGCTTGAGCTTTACCTGCCTGACCTGGATCCTGAGGTAATCGAATGGCAACTGATTTACCATCCATCTCTGCAGTTTGTTTGATACGTTTTTCAACGCCGTCGGGACCTAGCTGTGCATGCTGTACATCGACGATATAGATATAACCATCTCGGCTTTTGGCCTCACGTACACCTGCTGTGAAGTCACCTTCATTTTCAGAAGATGCCAAATCCCAAGCGCGTACCTGATGAGTAATATCTGCAGGTAACGCATCCACAATTTCAATATTGTCAGGTTTAAAAAAACCACCGGCTGGTGGTGATGGTCTCTGACGATATTGCCCTGCAAAAACATACGGCGCTGCCAACTCCATTCGTTCAAGCGTTTCAATGCTGTGTTTAGCTGGCCATAGTGCTGATCCATCAGGCTGAATGGCTGAAAGCTCTAAATGCTCCCATTCTTCACCATTACCGCCGTCAAGCAGCCAGCCTGCCAAATCTTCCTCATGCAAACGCTGCATGATGACAATGATGGGTGTATCTGGTGAGTTGGTACGAGATTCAAGTGTATTTTGGAACCACTCGATTACACCCTTACGAATCGTATCAGAGCGGGCTTCACTGGCTTTATGCGGGTCATCAATAATGATTGCCCCACCAAATGAATCTCGAAATTTACCAGCACCAAAACCTGTAATAGTACCGCCGGTTCCTTGTGAATAGCAGACACCACCCTCAGCGGTTCGCCAGTCATCCTTAGCCTTACTATCATCACGCAATTCAAAATCGGGAAATACACGTTTGTATGCTTCTTCCTGTACCAAGTTTCGCGTTTGGAAAGCATTATTGGCTGCAAGTGTGGCTGAATAACTAACATGAATAAATTCACTGTCTGGCGCTTTACCAAAACACCAGGCCATGAAATTAATTACTGCCAGCTCTGTTTTGGAATACCGTGGTGGAATGTTGATTATCAGCCTTTTGGTTTCACCTCGATACACCTTCATGAGTGCATCACATACCACACGGTGGTGCCAGTTATGTAGCCATTTGTACTTACGCCGTTCCTTAAACATAAAACGCGAAAAGAAATATAGATCTTCTTGAGCTTCAAGCTGAATCGCTAATTCCCGTGCTGGGTCAGTATTCATTTAGAACTCGCTCCCGTGCTTTCAGGTAGCTATCCGTAGGTACATTCTGATTGATGGTTTCTATTGGCTTACCGTCTTTACCGGTGATTTCCTGCTTAGTCACACGGCCATCCGTTTCTTGAAAGGCTTGCTTCAGCAGGTTTTGTTTTGCTCGCTTATTTTTTCCAGAATCTTCATACATCTTCTGGAGTTCACGCAAACGAAAGGCTTTATTAGCAATTGCAATATCTTCAATATTTTCGCGAAAGTCCTTACGTGTCTGGTGAAATAGCTCTATCAATTTTTTACTTAGGTTTCGTCCAGCCACTTTGGTTGGATCATAAAGTGCGACCTGCTGCCTAGTAATCTCAATCTTATATTCTTGCTTTACTGCTTCCACTACTTGTTGAGGTGTTTCAAAGCAAGCAAGAGACTGAACTATAAAAATTTTTACAGGCTCTTTAAGTGCTGCCATAAACACCCCTTTTGTATAGCTACGTATAGCAAGATAGGTAAAAAAATTTAACCGATGACACAGTTTCCACAACACGCAGCAATACTTGTTTCAGATACAAACGGCGCATTCTTGGCAATTTCCAAAAGCCGTTTAACAGATTCGCCTGCACCCCATCGTTTAGTCTCACCAAAGAACACTTCCACGTCATGGCCAGCCAGATAATGCTTAGGCAGGCCAGTCATATCGCTATAAATGATTTCACCATCGTCATCACGCTCTACACCGATGTGATAAAGCTCATGTTCAATCAATCGACAGAAGTCACGATCTGAAGCTTGTTCACAATAAGTGGCATCAATGGTGATGAGGTATTGAGGTACAAAACCAAACCAGTCACGCATCTGCTGTTCCTGGCGTGCTTTTTTCCATCCACCCTGGTTAAACATGACCTTTTCACATTGACCTAGCACCATACGTTTTTTCGCTACAGCGGCCGATGAAGCCCAGGCGAATGCAAGGAACTCTTCATTGTCATGGAGTAGTTCTGCAATATGGTCATGATCCGGGTTATGCAACTCCCCACCTAAAGTGAGCCAATTCTTAACGACCCATTCTTTAAGCTCTGGTGCAGGTGCCAAGCGAATGGCTTCCTCTTCTTCGGCCTGATCAATCAGATCTGTCGGTGGGAATGGTCTGAACTGTTCCATTTGATGCCTTTAAATTTCTAAGCCATTGTATAGCCCTGCTGGATGATGAAATATCCGAGACTTCGAAGCGTATATACCGATATCCCATTTCTTCAGCATGATCATAACGATCAATGCTCCATGCCTTAGTAGCCAGCTTACCCTTACGTCCACCAGACCAAGGACTACCCGCTATTTCAATCAAAGTAAGGTAGCCAACCAGGTGTAGATCAAAACGCCAGTGTTTAGTGGTTTTAAAATAAAAATATTCTTCGTATTTGATTTCCATTCGATCAAGGATCTCTTTGAGCCGATCGAATGCTTCTAAGTATTTCTCACCAGCTTTAGGCAGTGGTCTGTTACGAGGTTTATTTTTGATTGGGTCTTTATCAGTTAATTTTTTATAGTGCTTAGGATCCATAGTCCACACCAAATAAAAAACCTCCCGAAGGAGGTCTTTATTTTTAAAATCTTAATCATCAAGAGTAGCTTGAGCCTTTTTAATCATCTCAATCAGCTCTGTTTTCTTGCTACTGGTTGACGGCGAACTTAGTGCAGATGGATCCGCGTTGCTTAATACTGCCACTGCGATAGCTGCTTTTGCCTTAATTTTTTCAATTTCTTTAAGTGTTTCTGATTCTAGTGAAGTCACGTTATTCTCCTGATTATTTGAAAGTTATATATAACATGAAATCTATTCTACTAAACACCACGAAAAATCATCTAACATCACGAATAAAGAGCCGTACGCAAATTCTTAATACGCTCTTTCAGCTTAATCATGATGCCGTCAATCGCATGCAACTCACTAAGCGTTAATCCGGATCGACTGAGATTCTGATATTTAGACAGCTCAGCACTACAAAATTCTAAGTCTTGTTTAGCTTGTACTTTGTCTGTCATAGGTACCACCAATAAGAAAAGAAAAACCCCTCAACATCTAGAATGCGAGGGGCTTTGTTTGCCGTAATACGTTCGGCGATTTTGAAATAAAAAAGCCCGCTTAACTCTCTCCAATTAAACGGGCTTGACTTGCATTACAACGTCTTTCTTCTTTTGCAGAGCAAATATATTGCTTAAGTATTACAGCTTTATGAAACAGCTCTTTGCTTGAGTGATTGTTATTTAACTTCTTTCAAACAATCCCGGCACACCTTGATTTCTTCATCATCAATTGTGTAGTCAACCTTAGTCGCACCGTGGAAGCCGAATAAACACATCAGTAATCTAAGCATAATTTTACTCCTGGACAATCAAGCAATCATGTCGCAAGAAATGTCAGTTATTTTCACTTATAAAACATGAATTTATAATATTCATTGCTGAAATAATGTCATTAACTTTGTCGAACTAAGCAAGATTCCTTCCTGGTTAATCAAGCATTTTAATTTGGTATGATTACACTAATATTTCTCAGGGCAATAAAAAAGCCCACCATTTGGCGAGCTTTCCTTGATGCTTAAACCTATTTTTGACATTTCACGTTAAACTGGTATTCGTCTTGAGTGACCTTAATTTTAATATTTTTATATTTTCGTTTGTTTGGATCCATTGCCGAGCCAGCCACTTCCTCAAAAAAGCTACGATCATTCATTAGCTCGCCATACGCTTTATAGCCTAATAAAATCTTTTCAGGCTTTTTACCTTCAGCCACTAATTTACCGAGAGTATCTTCTAGTTTTTTAACAGTTAAAATCGCCATTTCAATTAGAGCTCAAAAACAAAAAGACATTATCACTTAATTTTATGAATAAATAATGTCAAAAAAGCCCACCATTTGGCGAGCTTTTAAATCAATCTAGTGCTTTAACTTTAACGTACACTTCGATCACTATATCACGAATATCGCATACCCCGTGCGCACAGTCAAACGGTTTTTTTAAACATATCAAAAGTTAAGTGAGGATAGCGACACTTCACAAATGCCAGTCCACACTTCAGGTCTTGGCGGATCTGGAGTACAGAGGTATCGTTGCTTTCAGCGATATCACGCAATGAATTACCCATTACATAATGAGACCACAATGTTGATACCCATTCCTGAACAATTTCATCTTCAATTGTTTTTAATTCAATAATCACTCGCTGAATTGCACGCGCTTCATTGTCATCAATCTGACAGCGAATACCACGGCGCTGAGTGCATAAACGATCCTTAAGCGTTTTATCACTCATGTACATTGCCAGAAGACGTTCACGCTGTTCCTGGGTAATTCGTCGAGTAGGCATAGTTTTCACCATGACCACCATGGTTTCGGTATCCCCATTCATCCAAGCCCCAAACTGACGAAACCAATCCTCAGCACTAAACTTAGTCCAATCCATAGCCTGCATAATCGTTACTGCTGCATTCATCGTATTTCCCCTACCATCATCTCTATCTGCTGGATCGCGTGACCTGACTTCACTTGATCTGTACTAAACCGTATTACCTGAAAACCCATCATTGTTGCTGCGTTATACTTTTCCATGTCTCCAAGGTAGCCTTTACCCCTTGTGTGCCTTCCTCCGCTCCATATCCCGCCTTCAATCTCTACCAAAATCTTTTTATCAATTAAGTGAAAATCAGCTCTCCACTTACGTTCAGGATGAAAATAAAACTCCTGCTCAAACTTAATTTTTAATGTCTTTAATTCTCTGGCCAGCTTCGCTTCAAACTCATTCGGTACTTTTTCGCCTTTGACATTAGGGCGTGTGGAGCGCCCTTTCGATCTGGTGGCTTTCACCATTTTTTTGTATTCAGCGATTGAGTAGCTGGTCATGTATCCCCCACAGCACGCACTCCAAATAGCTGTTTGGTCTTTTCTGTAGCCACATATAACCTGGTGCAGTGATTACATCTAAAAGCCAGGTATCCCGCTTGAACCAGACCGCGCAATTTTTGATTTAAAGAAGATCTAGTTTTGTCACATACATGCTCTTCAAGCTCAGCTGACGTGACCTCATGTTTAGAAAAGGCCACATACACTAGGATGTCTTTGATTTCTTCGAAACGCTGGATGCTTGGTATGTTCACACCCCACCTCCTACACGCTGATCCGCCCAATTGCACTCCATTACGGTTAAACCACCTTGCTGAAATCGAGACCAAAGACGATCACCTAAATCCTTTTGAAGCTCAGCCAATGTCAGATTCGAAATCAGCATGGTCGGCTTCATGCGGTCATAGCGTGCATACAAAACCTTGTGCACCAGCTCTCTACGCTTATCACGGTCATGCAGTCCATATTCATCCAGGATTAATAGGTCATACTGAGTGAAGTCATAAATCACAGACTTCTCTGTAGCATCCGGCTGCTCCCAGGCATTCATGATTCTCTGTGCCATGTCCTCACTGGTGATGTAACGTGCATATTTTCCCTTGTTGAGCAATGTCCGAGCTGTTGCGCAGCTGAGATGAGTTTTTCCTGTACCAGTAGGTCCTACCATCACAAAGTTATTTTTGTGGCCACTGATCATGTTTTTGGCAAAGGAAACAACCAGATTCAATGCATTCTGTTGACCAGCATGCTGAACGATATAATTCTTAAAACCTGACTCAGCATGACGTTCTGGAAGCATTGCACCAGCAAAGTGTTTTTCACGTACGGTACGATCAATTTCGGCCTGTGCATTTCGCTTTTGTTCTTCTAGGAACTCTACGGCGCATTGTGAGCACTTCTGGAATGGCCCAGCTTGTACCATAGGGGTTTTGTGTTTCGAGCAGATCTCTTGTGTTTGTTTCAATCCCTGATTCAGCATCGACATTGCGTTCATACGAAGTCCTCCGGGATATGTACTGGTGAATTCACTGGTGCATGTTGCTTTACCGGTTGATTGTTCCAGGCAGTGTTCACATCCAGATTAGAATTTTGTTTTTCAGAGGATTGGTATGTTTTTTGAGTGTATTTACGTTTGATCCACTTCACAAAGTTTGAATACATCTGGGTGTCTGTAATCAAGCCTGCGTTCAAACGTGGTTCGTAATGGGCATTAACTTCAAGCAAAATCTGATTCACCAGCTCTTGAGTCATCGGAGTTTCACCTGATCGTTGCAACCAGGAATTCAGAGAATGTAAATCTGGTGTCCAGAGATTCAATACCTGATCAACAGGATTTTCCTGCGCGTTTTCCTCTTTAAAGTTTTCTTTAAATGTTTCTTTAAGTGTTTCTTTAATAGTGCCCCGTTCAACGGTACTGGTCCCGTCACCTTTCGCAGTACTAGTCCCGTCCCGTTTGGTGGTACTAGTCCCATCACCTTTAAGGGTACTACCATCATTCGGTACTAGTCCCTTTTCGCGGTACTGGTCAGGAGTAAATTGATATTCGTTTAGGCAACCTGTTGTTCTCTCAACTTTGATTAAACCCAGCTCTTCCAGATCACGAATACATGCCATAACTGTATCGCGTTTTTTGATACCGCAATATTTTTGAAATTGAGTAATAGCAATTGGGTGTGATGCGCGGTCAAATCCTATAGTCTGGCGCATGACAAACATTAAACACTTGAATGCCTTGTCGTTTAACTGGGCCATGATCTGGCCGTCAATTAACGTGTTAGGCATTTTGGTGTAGCGCTCTTCTTTATTCGACATAGCTTTGCGCTCATTTTTTGGAAAATGAACTACTTGCCCTTGAGGTATTGGTGGTTCATGTGCTAGATTTGATTTCATATTCATTGGTTCCAATCATTAATGAATTGAATAAGCCTGATCTCAGAAATCAGGCTTTTTCTTTTTGTGTGAATTTATGCATTTGCTTGCTTAAAGCCATATCCGCTGCTTTAGCGTTTTCAATAATGCGATTAAGAATTTCACTCGCTTCCGCATACTCTTGCGGAGTCACCATGCCATCTTCCAAAACCTCATAAACCTTTTGATTGGCTTTTCCAGTTTCAGAATTCATTTGAAGCAATGCCTCTACGATAGTCATCTGACGATGTGTGCCTTCGCCACCTGCTGGCATAAGAACAAAACCTAGCATGTGCGCCCAAACTTTCAGAACTACCGGGTTTTGGGTCAAAAGCATGATCGCCTCAAACTTCTTTAGACTTGGATCATGGTTCTCCATATTTGGATTGCCATAGTTGCAAATCGTCTTGTGAGCATCACCAGTGACTTGAGCAATATCCTTTGGATCAAATCCTTCGGACTGATTAATCATCTGATGAATCGCTATTCTTGTTTCTTTCTTTAGAATCATGTGAATCCCTGTTTTTGTTCACGTTTCTTTAAAACGATTACTGATTGATAATTGGTTTAAGCAGCTATTGGGGTCTTCTTTAGGAAGAAGTCAAAAAGATTTTTGTGGGATAGCTTGTTATTGCTAGCATCAACAATTGCTTGGATAGTTTCCATGCGGGGTTTTTTACGACCATGAATCAAATGTGATTCCATATAGCCGTAAGACACCCCTACACGAGAACAAAAAATATGCTTCTCATCCTCGCTTAAGGATTTCCAGTAATCATATAGGTTTCGCATGAAAATACACCTTATAGGTAAATTAATATTAAATATACCTTCTAGGTAAAACTTATTCAACCTGTCAGGGTATTTATTTTTTCTACCTAACAGGTAAATTTAGCAATGGATTAAATAATGGGGTTTGGTATGTCTGGTTTGATGCAAATTCATGAAATACGGCTTAAGAACGCTCGAGACTTAATGAAGGAGTCTGGGTTGAGTCGTACTGATTTTGCTGAAAAGGTGGGGCTTTCTTATAATTTGGTTAGCCAATACATCGGGAAAAACCCGACTAAAAATATTGGCGATGAGACTGCAACCAAAATAGAAGAGGCTTTTGGTAAGCCTAAGGGTTTTTTGGATCAGGCAAATGCTATCACCATGCCTTTAAGTGATATTTCAAATAAAAGCGGAATCCAAATTGCGCCCATTGAATTTCGTGGTGCCGAAGGAAGCAAAAGAAATAATGTAAGAATACCGGTGTACAGGGATGTAAAGGCTTCTTGTGGAAGTGGGATAGAGAATTTTTTAGAAGATCCAAGTGAATATTTAGACATTGACCCATCGCTACTAAGGATTTTAGGTATACAAGCTAAGCCAGAGAATCTACGTGTGATTTATTCCGATGAATACAGCATGTGGCCAACAGTAGCGCCGGATAGTCCTCTTTTTATTGATGTGGCTGATAAAGATCCAAGCATGCTTAAGAGTGGATCAGTATATGTTTTTAAGCATAACTACGAGCTAAGAATGAAAAGGATTTTTATAAGCTATGCAGGCGGCACAACAGTAAGGCTTGCAAGTGATAATCCTGACAAGATTCGCTATCCAGATGAATTTATTACTAATGAGCAGCTTAATGAAATTGATTTTATTGGTCGCCTGGAATCTGCTTTAGTTAAACCTTAA